CTAACTATCCGGCACACCCACCGACGCACTTAAGCCATAGGTACTAAACTGCCATTGCGCGGACGGTTGCACGGTTTGTTTACGAATAAATAACCGAAACGCTTGCTCGCTGCTATGGCTATGAATATTCACATAAGGCAAGTCCGTGCGCTGTTCTTCAAAGTGCTCAAACGCTTGCTGTGCTTGCTCCAAAGATTGATTCAATGACTTCATGCGCCGCCGAATCAAGCGCTCAGCCGAGGAATGCACCTGCACACGCTGAAAACTGGCAAAGCTCAGATTCGTGCGCTCCAACATATTTTGGCGCTGATGCACATAATCCTCCAAACGCCGCAATTGCGCCTTCAGATTCAGGTTTGCCAAATGCGCTTCCTCCAGACTCCAGAGCCGCAGCTTCGAGCCGATTTTAGCTTCCACACATTTACCTTCATCATTCAGCACATAACGATACTCGGGGAAGCTTACCCCCACCGGATTATGCCCAAGCTCTTTTTGCAGATTCACGAGGCTAAAATGCACGCTATCCATGACTTTGCCCAGAATAAATGCCGCCGGAACACCTTCATCTGCCAAGCAGCTTAATTCAATATAGTGGTACATACGCGCCCCCTACTTCGAGGACTGACCAAACACCCCACCCCGCACTAGCATGGCCATCACATAATGCTCTTCCGTGTCGCCAATCGTTTCACCCGTCCCGAATTTATCAAATAGCGTATAAAAATCATTCTTTTTAGGCAGTCGATAAGCTGTACCTAAATTTGTGACTGCACCATACGCTTCTATGGCAATCGGACGATCCACACTATCGGCATACCAAGTATCAATCGTGCGTAAGGCATTGCCCACCTTCTGCGAATGCAAAGCTGCAACCCCATCGGTCTCATACAGAATCTTGCTTTTATCGCCTTTTTCCGTGACCAGCTCCTCGCTAGGATACACCTCTTGCCCTTCACCCAATTGGCTATACGCTTCGATGTCTAACAAAGCAAACTCCGCTTGACCACTTAAACTAGCCGCCATCACCTCAGCCAAAGCTTGCACCGCTTTGCTATCAAAGCCACTTAAACCAATTTCTCTCGCATTAAAAATCCATTGCGTTTTAGCCTCGCTATTCACATGCGTGACGCGCACTTCAATCTGCTCCGCGCCCACACGGTTGCGCCACAAGAAACGCGCATTGGCAATATTGGTGGCATAGCGTTGCGCTAATTCTTTAAAACCTGTTTTTGCCACATAACCCTGCACCGCCGTTTTATAGGTTTCATTAAACTCTTGGTTATTACACGCCGATGGAATCTGCACGCCACTTAATACCTTGAGCGTGAAACGTACTTTCAAGGTGTCTTTATCATTCGGTAACGCACAATGGTCGACGGTTTGCAGATTCGCTTTCTCGACCTCGGCATCTAACTTGGTAGGATCATTTTCCAGCGCGGTGGATAAACGATTGGAAATCGTACCGCGCACCGATTTGAGCTGTAGCTTCAAACCTTGTGCTGCCCCTGTTCTTTCTGCCCAACTCACCGCAAACAATTGCGCATCTGACGGCACTAATTTTTTCTCAAATGCCAACACAGACGGCATCGTTGCTTTGCCCTTTTTCGGTTCTTTCGCCATGTTAATGCTCCTTATAAATTATTGGATTCAGCGGCTTGCTGAGTACATAAATACAAATCGTGATCGTGCTGATAGCGCCAGATAATGTCATTCACGCTGTCGCAGCGAATTGGCATCTTGAATTCGCCCAAAGTCACCACGCTTTCAGCAAAACGATGGGGGGTTTCGCTATCGCGCTGGTTATCGGCTAAAGCAGCAGCTGTTAAGGCATGAAAGCCAGTGGCAATCGGCACTATCCAACCTTTATGCGCACGGCTGACTTGCCATTGCCCTTTACCATGATCGAGTTCGGTGCTGCTGTGATTGAGTTGCAGCGCGCCATGTAGCGCATCCAAGGCATCTTGTCCCGCTTGCATGGCTTCGAGCATTAAATCGCGCCGCTCCATGAGGACGTAGCTAGGCATCAGGCTACGCAAGGCTTGTTGTTCGTCCTCCAGAATAACAATGGACTTCACGCCTAAAATATCGCCGCCTGCGAGTTTGAAACTGCCTAAAATTAAGTTTTCTACCTTGGCAGGAAAATCATGCCGCTGTCGACCTGAAGGTAAATTTTCCACTTCTAACAGCAAGGAAACCGTTAAATGACAGCGCCCTTCCTCCACAAACGAAGGACGATTGCCGTCTTTATCCAAGGGATTGGCGGTGAGTTTCAAGGAGCGGTTATAGCCTTCTTGATGGTCTTGCATGCTAAAACTGTGGCTCGCAATCCCCACACCCAAACATTGAAAACCCTCGGCTTCATGCTCAGGGTTTAAGGCGCGTTGCAGCTTATGCGCAAAGCCCATAAACGCAGTCACGGCTGGAAATCCAAAGGTAAACGCGCTGGATAAAGCATTGGCGTTTTGCACCCGCAAGCGCTTGATTAGCAAATAATGGCTCACTGGATGAACTCCTTTTGCGCACGGAAATAATCGCTGAACTCGTTTTGCAAAGCATGAACTTCAACCGTGCCCAACGTAATTGCTTCAGTTTGCGAGCGATTGTAAGTGGGAATAAACCAAGCAAGCACCGCTTCGGCAATGTCATCCTGCCAGTTGATGTGTTCGTCACGCTGCTCTAAAAAAGCCGCATCCAGCCAAAGCTGCTGAGCCAGTGGCAATTCAAAACCTTGAGCGGTTGACCAGCCTGCGGGTTGTAATTGCAAACGCATGGCACGCTCAAACACCCATTCAAATACCTGCGCCATCACACGCTTACGTCCCGCACGAATATCCACATTGTTGTAATCGGTGGCGAATAGTTTATGTAAGCGCTTGAGAAAAGCTTGTAGGTCTTCATCTTTGCTATACAGACTTTTAAAAAAATCGGTTTTGGGTAAGCGCTGATAACGACTGTCCAAGGTGGGCGGGATGCAGGGTAAAAGCCATGCTTCGCCATTGTTTTGAGAATTTAACTGACTTATGTTTTGCTTATTACTACCGCCGAAATGTACTGTTAAAACACCCTGCATCTCAGCAAACCCTTGCGCATGAAAGAGATTATTCTTCTTGGCATCACGTGCTTCTTTGACTTCTGAAGCATAGGGTTTTATGCGCTTTAAGCGATTACGATTTTCAGTAATCAAATAGGAAGGTGTTAAGACAGAAAGTAAGTGATAGCCAGTTGCTACAGGAAAATAGACTTGCTTGGTATAAGCATGTGTCTTGCATATCTCACTATTAGCCTTAACCTGCAAAAAAGATTTACACCAATTGTGGAAAGTATCGTCGTCTACTCCAAGCAATTCTTTTAAGTAAGGCGACTGCGCTTCTAGTTGATTTAAAACACTTTTTCCGTCTTCTAAGATGATATTCAGAAAAGCATAAACGTCTAAAGCAGCGGCATTGCCTGTTACATCTGAATGCGATGCTATAGCGTTCCCAGAGCGAAGATAACCATCTGCCCTGTACTCACCATTGCATAGGACAGCGGTAACACCTTTCACATCAGGGTGACTAAACTTCGCTGGATGCGACACTAGACTTAACTGCGAAGCACGTTGTGCCGCATTCGACACCCACACCAACACCGAATAATCGCTTTCGATTTCCGCAACGGGCTTTTTGCCTTCTTTTAAAGGCTTTTGTTTGCGCCCTTCTAAAAACGTGACAATCGGATTGCTCATCGTTATTTCCTTTGTCTCTCAAATCCCAATTCCGGTATGAAGGTAAAATGCGATTCACCCTCTTTATCTTCCAAGCGCACTTCACCCAAAAACTCACAGGTATTACGCACACTGCGCGAACGAATCTCGCTATAACTTTCAACCAATGCTTCATAATCCAAGTGCAACCACACCCGCTCACGCAAAGCATCCGGCAGTGCTTCAATTTGCAAATGGGCCGCTGCTTTACCTTTCACCCCCTCTTCTTCAGGGAAACGTAATTCCAACTCACCGTCCTCCAGCACATGCAATTTAAAGGTGCGGTCTTTATCAGAATCACGAAAGCGCGTGGCTTGTTGTGCCATGCGGGTCAGGTAATAAGCACTGTGCAACCAACCTTGCACGTTTTTCGGGGTGTATTCGGGTTTCAGCAATACATCTTGCAGCACTTGATGTTCTAAATCTGCCAAGGCTGCTTGTGGCTTTAAAGGATTAGCGGCTTGAATACGTGGCGAGGCATCCAATTTCTCCGCCAAAGCAGCACTATCCACCAAAGCAGTCAGCGCGTGAGTGTGCAGGACATAAGTGCTACCGTTATTGCCCTTGGTCGATTTTTCATAGCCGGGATAATAAAACGCGGCTTGGGTATCTGTATTTTCTAAGCTTTCCAGATTGCGCTCCAGCAGCAGAATATTCGGTGCTAAGTTTTCAGGAACTACGCGATGACGCCGCACCCGCCCTGCCATTTGAATGATGGAACGCATGGACGACGGTTCAATCACCGCCCAATCTAAATCATGATCACGCCCCACTTCTTCTACAGGCGAGGCCACTAAAATAAACACAACATTGGGTTTAGCGGTTTGCTGTAGATGCTGCTTGATCAGTAAATCGTTTAAAGGTGTGCGTCCTTGCTTGCGATTCAAAACGCTGTCCAGATACTTTTCTTGCTCCGAACGCAGCAATAAAACCTGCCGTGCGTGATACGCCATGACGCGAGTCTCGACATCCTCAGGCAAAACACAGTCCAGCAAATAGCGGGTTAATTGAATGCACGGCTCAACATTAGCCACCCGCACCACGCCCACCGATACCTGCTTGCCTGTTGCTTCATCGCGTTCAGCATGGTTGCGGTGCAGTTGAATACAACCGTGAAGAATGTGCTCAAACCACGCACTCGTAATAGCCTCGCGTTCTGTACCTACCGCTAAGCGTGCCACCGGATGAATCAAGGCTTTGCGCTTGGGTTTTTCCGTAGCCAACGCTTTTAAACGCTTAGCGACAAAGCTCTGATGTGCGGTTTGGAAGGCGCTGCTATCCGCCATCACGTCTAGTGCTGCCCCAAACTCATCCAACCAAAACGCGGTCACGCTGGCTTGACGTTTGCGAGTTTGCGCAAACAATTGCCAGCCTGCTTGATAAGCTTGAAACAGCCCTTCAGCAACCGCTGGTGGAATCGTGGCGGAGGAAATCATGACTTTGCGCCCCAACATCCCTACCAAATGCACCAAGCGCGCAATCGCGGGCATATCGCCTTGGTCAAAATCATCCACTTCATCAATCACCAAATCGGCCGACATTAAGCGCAAAGTGGGCAGAATCTGTTTGCCGCCGCTAGTGTTTTCGGTGGCAGGCATTAAATGATCAATAGTGGACACCACCACAGGCGCATACAGCAGTTGACGGCTTTTAGTGTTAGTTAAAATTGTGGTAAAGCGCGCTTCAGGAATGGAAGCTTCATAAATAATCTCTAAGCCTTCACTCAAATCCTGCGCCGATGCAGAACCCGATTCGTTTTCCGTAGCATCCAACTCTGTTGTATCAGCTTTCGGGTCATGACGCTGTTCATGTAAAAAGCGCACGGCAGACGAACCAATCAATACCGCTAATTGAGTTTTATCAAGATGCAACTTTTCGCGGTACTCATCCCCTGTTTGCAGGGTCAAAGTACGCAAGCCTAAGGCAAGGTTATAACGCAGGCTATTGTCCGCGTGTAAAGCGCCCATCACTTTGGCATTGGCAAAGGTCTTACCGTAACCCGTGCTCGCCATATTGATAGCAAAAAAACCTTGCTGGTTTAAATCATGCTCTTTACGCCACGCGACTAGTTTATTCACGGCGAGGTTTTGCCATGCAAACATACCTGATGCTGGTTTGCGTAATGCGCGCACCTCATCCACACGCGGTAAATCGGTTTCAAAGCGTGGCAAGAAATGCGCAACCTCTAAGGCCGCATCAGACACCCGCACCAAATGCTCATCCAATTTTTGCTTAGGCTTACCAGTTGCGCGGTCGGTATTGGCGTTTAATGCTAGTGTTGTTTTCCAGCTTTCGTCGATATCTTTTTTCGCGGAATAATTATGATCGCCCAGCATCAACGCTAAACGCGCTAAGGTGAGTAGCAAGCGCTCACTGTGCTCGGCTTCAGGCAAACGTAGCAAAAGGTTTTCTGCCTTCTTCGCCCAACGCGCCGTATCCTTACACCACGCTTCGGATAAAGTCGGTAAGCCTTGACTGAATTTCCAATTGGGTTCGCCGGCTTGCTTGATATAACCCATGCTGCGCTGTAGATTTTCCAAGACTGCCAAGCGCAAAGCAGGCTGCTTTTTCTGGCTAGCAAAATCACTCGCTTCCATATGCGGCAGACGATGATGCGTGACAATCAGCCAGCCCACCCATGTCGCTAATAACGTCCACTTTTGATCAAACGGGTAGTCTTTATCTTCTTTCGGTGGCTTAGCGCTTGCAATTAAGGCTTTAGTAAACGCTTGGCGCTTATCCAAGGGTTGATCGGACAATGCGATTAGCTCGTTCAACCATTGCGTATCGGTTTTCCCATAGGTGAGCGCTTTAAATAGCAATAAGGAAATCCATTCATGGCGAATCGGGTCGCGTTTATTTTTATTATGTGGGTGATCCAACATGGTCTGAAAATAATCCCACGACTTGCCAAAATCATGAAGCAGCGCCGAGAGCGCTACCAGCACTTTCACGACTTCTAAATACTGCCAATCGTTTTCTAGATGCTCTTTGAGTAAATCGCGTTGGGTGCGATTCACGGGCACATTACCTGCAAAATCAAATTCGCGTTTATTGCCGACAATCCAGACCAATTCGGTTTGGCGCGTGCCGTGTATACGATGACAGGCCACCGCTGTAGTTTTGCGCGCGGTTTTGGCTAAACGGCTTTTGACCGCATTTAAGCCTTCTTGAGTAATGACCGTTTGCCACGTGCGCTCACCAATGCGATTGGCATAAGCATCCAGAATTTGGCGCGTGAGTTTCAGCGAGTTTTTCTGGCACTGCGAAATAAAGGTCACAATCATAACGCTTGCCCTTTAAAAGCAGCTTCTTTCACGCAATCAAACATAAAATCCAGCGCTTCGTGTTGAGTGAAGGCTTGCAAACAGCGCTGGCGAAATTCTTGTTCTTTATCGCCTTCGTGTGCCGCAATAAATGCCAGCGGTAATATCAAGGTATCTTTAATTAAATCGGCAATATCAAACACTAAAGCGCCACGGCGGGTTTTACCGTGCATCACCGCAAAGCCATGTGGAATCCCCAAGACCCATAAACAACTCGCCGCTAAACCATAGGCTAGATAATTACCGTGATTTAAAAAGCGATTCGCGCTATCGGTTTGAGCCGGATCATGGTCGCGGGTAAAACCGTCTAATTGAGTGCGATTCGCTGCAAAAGCATATAAGGACTTAGTGAGCTGCATTTCTGCGGCTAATAGTTTCGTGACATCGCTACTGGTTTGAATATCTTGCTGATAACGCGCTAAAGTTTTTTCTAAGCCACTGTCATTAATAGCAAAATCGTAGCTTTTAAACTGCTTGTCTTTAGCCCAGATTTTGGCGAGATAGTCTAAGCGTTTAGTTTGGAAAAATTTGGCGATGCTTAAACGTTTTTCGGCGTCAAACCAAAAACTTAGCCAAGCTTGTAAGTATTCAGTAGGACGATATTCACTTTGCGGCGACAACCATTCAATCTCAGTGGTGATTTTAGTTTCTGTACCGGACAATAAAGGCGTGCCACCACCGCCAGAAAACCCAAACATCACACTCGCGCCACATAGCTCACGCACCGCAGCTTGAGTAATCGAAGTGCCTGTACCTAATAATAAAACTGTAGTATTGGCAATCGGGATATTCCAATATTGATTTTCTTCTTGAGCGGGTTTTAAAAATACGACGCGCCCATCTTTTACCATGACGCGGCAATGCTCAAGGTAATACATATTCGCACGCTTAGAGTGGAGAATATCGGTGTGTTTGGAGTATTTTGAATGCATTAGCGCTTAAACCAGACAAGATGGACAATTTTTAATATTAGCACTAATACTTAGTTATTTAATAATCTTTAATCTACTAAATTTGACAAATGCAATTAAAAATCTAATTAACCTTTAAATACCAATTAATTATTTAGCAATAAATTCTTAGATTGCTAAGATTAATTTTTTAAAACTAGAGCTAAGCTGCTAAGAATAAATAGTTGAAAATTATGATAAGTATCAAACTGAAAGTTCGGAATGAAATTTTTGATGGAGCGGGTGAAGGGAATCGACAATAAAACCTAAGCCACTAATAAATAAATAATTTTATACTCTTACTTTTTAAGTATACCCGCTAATATACCCTTATTAGCCTTTTAAACCCGTTTAAGTAGCTTATTATAATCTTCGTGACTACCTATCCAAATCCATAAAGCGTCATCACCATCAAAGGTACAGACGGCTCGATAATGATCACCGACTCTTGCACTAGCATATTTTCCGCCTGTACCTGCTAGCTTTTTAAAACTCACCGATGGATGGCTTAGATCACACTTGAGCAGTTCATAGTTCTTTTGAGCCAGTTGCTGAATATGCTCAGGTAACTGGTTATGTAATTCCCAGAATTTTGAAGTGGTGTAGTGATTCATAAAGGCGTGGTTCTGCCTTCTTTGTGCTCTTTAAGTGCTGCATCTGCTATTGAATCAAATGCGGCTGCAAACTCTCCAGACTCCCCATCCTCTTCTATTTGAGCATCCCACTCATTGACTGGCGGCAAATTGTGCTTCATGCGCAGATAGCCCATAAAATCCAGAACTTCACGCAATAGCGCTTCAGGCATGTGCTCAGCCTGCTGTACTAATGCTTTGGTAGTAATAACCGTACCCATTGTTAAAATCCTATAGCTAACTTACTAAAGAAATTATTACAGATAATAGCCTCTGTCCATTCTGGCGTGATTAGCAGTTTCTAGCAAAGCCAAAAAACAAAAGGCCAGTGTTTAACCGGCCTTTCTTGATCGTGTTTTGATTCTCCCCTGCCCCTTTGTGCATCCAAGCATGGTTAGAACCCTAGTTCGAACGCTAAGAACTATCGTTCCAAATAGCTATTCCTAGCATCTTACTCCCCTGCCCCTTTCCGTCCTTTGGCTTGTGCTACCGCTGCACGTTCAGGGTTTTGGGCATTGTGCCAGTCATCTGAGCAATTGCCGCCATCGGCTCTTGGTTTGCGATTATTTGAGCAAAATAAATGCCATTTATTCGATTTCTGGAATTGATTGCCGCAATGTGGGCAGTTCAACACCGTTCCCACCTTCGCCACTTCTGCTTGAGCGTAAACAGTTGATTTTCCACTATTATCCTCTTCCCTTACAGTTACCTGTAATACAGGTTCCTGTAAGGGCGTTTGCGACAATTTAGCAGGGGAAGGGGCAAGCCTAAATTGCTCAATGCTTGCACTAATTTTCCCCGTATTAATCGAAATAGCACGCTCATTCAATTGGCGCATAGCACCCAGATAGTGAAAGCAAATCTTGAAGGTAAGAATCAAAAAGAAGGCGAGTAGGGCAGAGCTGACCACATGACTTAGGCCAAACACTTCAGCCAGAAAACGAATCATGGCCTGATGTTTGGTTTCGTCGTATTCAAGTGTTTTGGCCTGCGTAATCGTATTTTGTAGTGATTGCGTTCTATTCGCTTGCTCTAGTTCTGCTTGTTGCTCAAGGCGTAGCATACGCGCTTGAATAGCTTCCATAGCGGCTTGCTTGCCTAACTTTTTCGCCTCTTCATAGCTTGCTTGTAAACGACTGAGCTGTACTTGTGCCGGTGTGAGGGTGCTAGTAGTTGCTAATACATCAACCGCTCGAATAGTGGCTTTATACACTTCAGACTGAGTAGATTTAAAAGCAACCGTCGATTGCTCACGTTGCATGGTCGCTGCTGATTCCGCAAAGATTGAAAAGCCGACCGAAAACCCCATCACGAGTAAATATTCTTTAGCCCGGCCTGAGTTAAACAACACCGCTTCGGCTATCGTGATAGCGGTCGCTAGTGCAATTCCCATTGCAGCGTAAACAAACTGGATTGGCCGCCAGTCATCCATATATTCAAATTCTGCACCCGCAAAGAACTGGCCAATAAAGAAGGACATTAAGCACCAGCTCGCAAAGCTGGCACATATAAACCCAAGGCTTGCGGTACTGTAGAACTGCTTAAGCTGCTCAAGGGTGTAATAACGTGAATAATGCACAGCCTTGGCATGATGCTGTGCACCGTGTTGATAAGTCACTAATTCATTCATAGCCAGCCCCTTAGAATCCGGTCGTAATTAAGATAGATGCGACAATGAACGCCCAAAAGCGTGCATGGTGCTCGTATTGGTAAGCGAGTAAGGCCGCAAAAACGAAAGCCAGCCCCATCAAACAGAAAGGCAATTGCTTGAGGTCGGCTTGCGCTAAGGTCGGGAGTAGGTCGATAAACACTACAATCAGCAAAGCAGTGACGAAGGCTATGAGTTCATAACCGTAATTTGTTGCTGCTTGCGGCTCACTATTTGACTCTAAGGTCTGGTAAGATGGTTCTTGCATATCTTTGACTCCGTGAAAGTCGTTGATGTGAAGTCCTGTTCTAGTGGTTCCAACACTGGGACAGGGCGATTTAAGTTTTCTAGGCTAGCTAAGCTCTCTAAAACAATGGCTGCACGTTCACGCCGGGCATATAAATCATCTTCTTCAAGTTCATTTTCTGGTTTTTCCTCTTCAATAATTGAGGCTTGCGTACAGTTATTTACAGTACTCCGAGGGTTAGCAGCTGCGCTGCTTGAAGAAAATTCAAAGCGAATACTGGAAACAGGAACAGGCAAACCTTTTTTAGCACCCGTATCTTTGGTTTGAATCTTCCAAACATGAACTCGCGTTTTTAAAGCGGGTGCACCCAAGAGGCTCACGCCTTCAACCTTATCCACCAGTTCGCCATAGCGGTTGCTGAGCACTTCGCCGGTTTCGCTGTTGATGCGCTCCACGGTGTAGACACGTAAGGGTTGATCTTTGCGAGCGGTGAGTACGCCGCCTTGTAGCTGTACATAGCTGCACCAGTTGGCTTGGTCGGCTGCAATTCTGGCTTGCTCTAATAGACCATCGGGTGCAGCGTCTAAGCGCCGCAATTCACGCCAGACACCCACCGGCGCGCCACCGATTTGTTGAAACTGGCGAATACCCCACAATGAAGCCCATGCGCGTACCCGTTGGCTGCTAGCTTGTGCATCGGCGTGACCTTCATTGTCTTGGTCGACACCATAACCGTTGATGTTTTTGCTCACGTATTTGGCGATATAGCCGGTGGCACTGCCTTTGTCAGGGTCAATGGCGACCGCTTTGAAACGGTAAGCCGCTGCACCTTTTTCATTCCCATCTTCGCGCAAGGCGTAATCTTGCAAGATGGAAGTGACTCGGGCTTGCTGCTCAGGATGGACGAAGAGCAGCATGTGCCAGTGCGGACAACCATCATGGTGCGGTTCGGCAATCCGAAAGCCATAAGCAATCAGGCCATCACGCTTTAGTTTGGCGCGTACTTTTGCCCAGAGTGCAGTTAAGTAGCTTTGTGCATCGCGTGGGGTGTAGTTGCCGTAATGAGGGTTAGGAGCAAGGCGTTTCTGGCCTTGCTTATTTAACTCAGTCGTAAAGCGGTGGAATTTCGAGGGGCAAGTGAGAGTGTAGAACATACCCACATGTCCAGCTTGTTGAGCAGCCTCTTCAAAACCGCGCATTCTCACCATTAACTCGACGCGGCGCAGCTCAGGATTAGCTACTGAGCTTTTTAAAACCGTGAGCATATCCACAGTTTCGCCGGTCTCTTCATTGACCGCTTCAAGGTTTGCTAGCGCTTGAATACTGGATTGAATCCGCGCTTGCATTTGCTTAAATAGTGCTTGTGAAAGGTAGAGGCCACGACCACGCCGAACTTCACCTAATTGAATGGCAAAGCCTTCTTGTGCACGGTCTTGGTAGCGTACGAGTTGGCGAAACCACCAATCTGCACTTGATAGCCGGGCAATAATGCCTTGTGCTGTATGTTTCGCTTGTAAGGCGGTTGTACTGAAACCGTGCTGCTGGTAAACCGCTAGAACAGCCTGCAATGACCGTTCGGACACGCATTCGGACGCGGTTTCTGCTTGATTGCCATCACGCACTAAGCGCCGACAGAGTAAGGCTAGGCGCTCCGATTTACGCACTAACGCATCATCTGATAGGGTGAAAACCCGCTTCTGAGCACGTTCCGCTAAGTCCAACAAAAACAGGTTCGCATTGCGGCGCTTTTCGCCGTCATGCTGGCCTTGATGTTCAAAGCGTTCGGCATATTCACGGGCAATCGTCGCGTGATAATCATCCGGTAAGACAGCAAAGCGGGATTGAATCCATGCTGTATCTTGGCGGTGGTGAAACTGATTTAGAGTGGCGGGTGTCATACTTGCGCCTCCACCATCTCATCGTTCAACCAGATGCTTTGGCTATCTCCGTAGGCTTCACCGATGTAGTAGCGTGAGCAAGGCAAGTATTCGCCAATTTCATAATCATCTGCATCAACGCTTTCATCGCACTTCCAGTATGAACCATCTTCCAGCCAATCTAGGCAAGGTACAGTGACAAGATGCCCCTCTTTATCGGTATAGGTGTAAGAGTGCTCATTCATGCTTGCACCTCCTGTTTTGCAGGAAGATCAAGCACATTCTTTTTTAACCACTGTACCCAAAGGCGAGTACGTTGATAGTTCTGTTCAGTGGTGGGGAGGTCTTGAATGCGATTCATCACCTCGGTTTTGACCAGCACAAGGCGATCTTCAAATGACAAGGGATTGAGAGTACCCACAGGAATCGGCTTGCTCATAGCTTGGCCTCCTGTTTGAAATTGCGCTCACCGTCTAACCAGCGATTCATATCACTGGCTTTGCAACCGCTAGCGCGTCCGGTGATTTTGATCTTAGGTGGAAAGGTACCAAGCGCCATGTGCTTATAAATAGTAGGCAGCGCAAGGCCAGAGATATACATCACCTCAGGCATACGAATGATGCGATCAGTCACCAGTGGAATAATGTTTACCGATTCGGGTTGCTGAACAGGTGCTAAGGCTTTGGGCTTGCGAGGGGGTAGAAGGCTCATTGCTGCCCTCCTTTGAACTTGGATTGAAGGGCGTGCTTTAGGTTGGCAAACGCTTGCTGTAGCGCAAGGCTTACAATCGCCGCAAAAATACGGATACGTTTGCGAGTGGGAAGGTGGCTCAGATTCATACCGCACCCCCAACAGAAACCGGGTGCATACTTGGCAGGCGTGCAAAGAAAGCGCGAGCGTGATTGCCCATAGATTGAATAGCAGTCATTGCTATGACTCCGACAAAAGTTTTAGTAGTGGGCAAAAATTGCCGGGTGCTACTATCGCCTCGTCGGAGAGCGACGCGTTTGTTTCGGATTATACCGTGTTGTAGTCCACGCACACCCGGCAGATAACCGCATGATGGTACGTGACTCACAGGCATAAAAAAACCGCCGTGGTCGCTAGGGCGGTGTTGCCGCCGACGTAGGGGATAGTAGTCCCAGAATTTTGCTGTGTGTTGGTATTTTCTACCAACGGCTAGAGTATGCTCAGAAAGACTACAGGTGGTCAAGGCTTGAACGCATAACTTGCCTTCTGTTTTTTGGATTGCTAAGCTGGCTTTCGACATAAAAACCTTTCCGAAAGCCCGCTCTTGTAGCGGGTTTTTTATGGCTTGCATTACTCGACCTCAGCCACGGGTGAATAAGCGGTGGTATAAGCCGTTCCGCACGCAATTCGGTACAAGGGTAGAAACTCCCCGCCCTGCCCCGACCGTCTACGTTTGTCCTTATCCCAAATCGAATACTGACTATCACGGTTCATATGAGCGTCAATGCGAGCGTGTCGGCAAGCCTCTGCATAACTCTCTGTTTCTAAGAATGTTTTCCCGTTTTTATAAACTACAAACATCGCTAGCCCTCCTTTCTACAGGCAATAGCAAGCCTTGCCCTGCCTAAACAGGGCACAGCCATTCGGTTTTATTCAGGTAAATACTTCAACGAAGTCAGCTTGATAGCCTCAGCACTGCTAAGGTGACGTTGTGCAATGCCTCGATACACCTTGCCAAGGTCAAGATTATCTTCTCCGCCCATTGCAAATAGCCGAGCGGCTGCGCGTTCAGCTCGCACTGCTTGCTTAAGCTGCCAAGACCATTGGCCGATTAAATGCGTATATTCACGTTTATTTTTGGCTAACATAAAAACCATCTCCGGGTTATTCCGTCTCACGACGGGATTGATTTAAGCTTCAAAAATGGGTAGCCCTGTTATGTCAGAAGAACCGCCCAAACCAAGTTTTAACTATCGACTAAAACCAACGTCGGTTTCTTTGACTAGAACTAGCGGGACCTGTCATTAGAGGAGGCACTGTACCGGGTACTTCCTTATCCATCTCCTTGGTATATTTAGCGTCTAACTCAGCATAGTCGGCTTCTAATTTATTAAATCGGGTCTTTAATTCGGCATAATCAACTTCAGCTTCAGTGGGTTTTAAAGCACCGACTACCGCCGTCACAATGGCTTGAATATCTTCTGGTTTCATAATCTAATTCCCATTTAAATGAATCAGGTAGTTGCACAACTCTTAGGGCGTTAAGTCCCACTAAAACCAACGTCGGTTTCTTTGACTAGAACCAGCAGGGCCAGTACAAAGGGGAACCACTGTACCGGGTGCATCCTCACTCATCATCTTTGTATATTTGGCGTCTAACTCAGCATAGTCGGCTTCTAATTTATTAAATCGGGTCTTTAATTCAGCATAATCAACTTCAGCTTCAGTGGGTTTTAAAGCACCGACTACCGCCGTCACAATGACTTGAATATCTTCTGGTTTCACAATCTCATCCTCGTCTAAATTCATCAGTTGTTTACGCAAAGCTTGCGGAATATTGCGGTAATGCTCCGCCGCATAATTCCACGCCTCGGCCTCAAGTTTGGCCGCTTCGGTATCGGTCTCTACCACACCGGTAATCACATCCACCAAACCGGCTTGTTTAGCTTCAGCAGCGGTGTACCATGTTTCCGCTGCTAATAAGGCTTGCACCGCTTGCATAGATTGCCCCATCCGGCGCATGTATTCGGGCAAAATGGCCTGTTCATGCTTGAGCAATACGGTGGCCGCCTGTGCCATGTCATCCGCATCCCCCCACGCCATGCCTTGCGCCCGGTGAATCATAATCAGGCTATTTTCTGCGGCCTCGACCGTATCACCGGCTAACATGATCACGCTGCCCATGCTCAAGGCGTAGCCCATCACTTTGACGGTCACTGATGCCTTGTGCTGTTTCAGGGTGTTGTAAATCGGTAAACCATCGTAAAAACTACCGCCGATGGTGTTTAAATAAACAGTAATATGCTCCACATCCCCCGCCGCCTGTAGATCGGCTAAGAACTGCTGCACATTGGCGTAATAGCCACCAATCACCCCATACAGATAGATTTCGGCGTGTTTTGTAGCGGCATTGCTTTTAATGTTGTACCAGCGTTTAGCGCCAGCTTGGGGTTCTGGCACGCGACCAGCCCCGTTAAGATTGAACATGGTTAGCATCCTTTGGTTGATTAACCAGATGTTGCTGTAAATACGCTTTCACATGCTTAGGGTTAAACTGGTAAATCTTGCGCCGGTTTAACTTAATTTCTAAGCGTGGCAGATACTCTGGGTATTTTTCGGCATGGCGTAAAAAGCGTGGGGTGGTCATGTTAGCCAGCTTGGCGGCTGCATTCGCGGATAAAGTAAACTGGCGATAATCCAACGCCGGTTGGCGAGCACGCTTCACGCCTTGATCACTCAATGCACTGAGATAGCGTTTCACCCCCGCATCCGCATCTAATTTTAAAGCCTGCAAGAAATAGGCTTTAGCCACTTCGGGTTCAGTCGATTGATAAGCCAGCCCCAAGGCTTTATACAGCTTGGCACTCACCGGGTCAGCCATATCGTGACTGGCTAAAATAGCGTTTAACTCAATCAGCACTAGACGATAATGAGGGGCAAGTTCAGCCTTTAAAACACCTGTCACTAACTCTTCACACACCGTTTCAGCCAGCGACCGGCTAAAGTCGGTAGGCGCTGGTAGATGATGTTTGAGTGCAAAGCGGGCAAGCTCAAGCCCACGTTTCCAGTCATTCGTATCTAAATGCCAAACCAGCAACCACACAAACATAGCAGCCTTAGAACCTACTAAGGTGGTTTCATCTGCCTGCAAAATACTGTCCAACCATGCCTGATAACGGGCTAGAACAGCCTGTTTTTCCTGATTGCGTCGAACCCTGCTTTTAATATGCTTAAGCTGGTGAAAGTCAGCTTTAAATTGCGCCGTCACTACCTCTTCATGCTTGAATAAAGATGGTTTAGCGATGGATTCCACAGGCTCAAGCTGCCCCATGGGTCTAGCCGGTTGTGCCTGTACGTTGATACGGTGAGTGGCTGCGGGTGAGAACATGATTAAGCCCATGTACCGTTAGCGGTTTTCAGTAATAAAGCACCTTGCCGTACCGCCGCAAATTTGCCGAAGTCTTCCACCACATAGGCTTCATTCTGGGAACGGTATTCCTCAATACGGTCACGCTTCGGGTTATCAATCACCGCGCGGCGCATAGTTCCCAATTGGTAATAGATGCTTAAGTTACTGTAACTAGTCACCATGACCGCCCGCGAGGGGAAGAAAGGCGGCATGATGCATGGCAAGCCTGCGACCGTTTGCGCTGCAAACCATGATTGCAAAGCTTGGCGCTCTGTCGGTAGGTTGCTATGCGCCAATAACGACAAGCCGTGATTTGTCCAAAGATCACGCCCCACTAACACCACTAAATCATCTGCCCCTTGATGCCATGTATCCAAGAGGTTGGTAATCATGTCAAACACCAAGGCGTCTAAGGTTCCATAGTCGCCACCTTCCCCTACTTTCCAAGTGTCGCTAGTCGCTAGCCCGGTGGAGTCATAACCCATCATGCGCTCGGGTTCATTACACCGGGTTTTCTCAAACCAGCCGATATTCACATCTTGCAATAAAGGATTCGCGGCTAAGTCGCTTTTTGTCTCGGAACGCTCACCATTGAAACCAATCATTAAGCGGTCACGCGCCGATTGTAAGGCGATATGATCACTATAAATTTTGCCAAAATCGGCGGTGTGCGCCCATGCGTCTACCGTGCGATAGCTAATATGGGTATCCAGATTGGTTTGCACCGCGTGGTAAGTGTCACCGGATAAGTCAGCGACTTCACGAGTTGAGCGCTCTTCAATATCTGTGTCGGTACGGCTGGCAATCGGACGACTTACCCCAATCCCAACACGCTGCCCAATTTGAGCCATGACGGGAATATGATTGACCTCTTTGAGAAAGCCCGCTTTCTCCGCCGCTACGCTGTAAGCGGTTTGTTGTTGTGCAGGTGGATAGGACACCATTTCATTTTTAATATCACCACCATAGCCTAACCATTCACCGATAGTTCTGGTGTATTGATTAAAAGCTAGTCTCGTTTTTTGTAGCATGTGTTGCCCCTGTTAGTTAATGCTCCGCTAGAAATACCCCATTGTTTGGGGTTACGTGTGTCACGCATTAAAATTTCGCGGGCAAATTTTAATGCTCATCCCAAAATAAGGTGTTTTTGAGTGCCACGTGTGACGAGTTTTCAATTTACGTGGGGTAGATTGAAAACAGGGTGATGGTTTTTATGTTTTTAACGGTTTGGGGTGGTTTTTGAGAGTGACACAGTGGGTCATAGTGTGACGCGCTTCGGTCTTAAAGGCTGGCTGCCAGCTAGGTTTTACCTAGAGAGTAAGGAAATTCACTAAAAAAATTGCAAAAACTCGGCAGGTGAGGAGGAGTGCGGGCGATGGGGGACAATCAGCAGGCACAAAAAAGCCGGATCGTGTCCGGCTTCAGTAAGTAGGTTTCAATAAAGTTGGTTTGGCTTAGTTATGGTAATTCTATTTCTTTGAGATTGAAGCGCCGCTCTTGAATAGTTCTACCAAAAATCTTGCGCGGGTTTCCGCACAAGTGACAGGAACAAACATGAGGTGTTTGTACTATCCTGCCCAAAGTACGCGGGGAGTTTTTAGCAAAGCCTCCCCAATAATGCCCTCGTAACTTTTTCAAGCGGGCGATATGACGGCGACGCGTTGCACGTTTAAGCAGGGGGAAAGTAAATTCTTCATTCATAGACGCATAAACTCCAAACAGCTTTGGCACAATACTTAATCATCGTTCG